AGCGAGAGATCCAAGCATGCGGCAAGACGACGCGTCGAGCGACAATATAGGCTGATTATTCTCTTCAAGCTCAAGCGCGTCATGCGCCTGCGCTGGCAGAAGGTGCGCGTCAAGACCTCCACCATGAACGGTTATCTGCACGAATCCCTCACCGGCATGCGTGTCACGGAGACCTTTGTGCGCGAGGATGAAAACGCCGACACCTTCCGCAGCGTCAACAACGATATCCGCTCCTCGTGGATGAAGGCCGTCACCATCAACAACATTTTCTGGCCCGCGCTGGATATGACGGGCAGCATCGGCACGGTGCTGGTCTATATTTTCGGCGTGCGCTTCATGCAAAGCAGCGGCTTGGCGCTGGCCGATTTGCTGCTGCTGCTGTGGTATCTGGGACGTTTCTGGGAGCCGCTGAACACGCTGTCCAATTTCTATAACAGCCTGCTTTCCGCCATGGCCTCCATGGGCATCGCTGGCGAAAAAGCATGGAAATCGTGGGGCGCCCAGGGCCTCGGCCATTTCCACATGGGACTCATCGACGAACTGGGGCTTTACCGCTGGGACGACAAGGCCGCGCTGCTGGGCGTCGAAAAGCCCGTTAAAGAGAACGACCACGGCCCCGATGCCGTCCGTTATTACATCAACTCACTGCCTGATTGGAGGTTCGATTAAGTGTCCAGACGCCGCAAGAGCAGCCCCGCCGGGGGCGCACAACAGAATATCCCGGTGATGGACGCTTTCTCCAACCCGCTGTTCCGGCTGGGCTACGGCTCCCAAAGCCCGCTCGAAGCCACCGACTACCCGCTTACCCGGATGACCGGCAACTACGCTCTGCTGAACAGCCTGTACCGCAGCAACTGGGTGGTGCAGAACGTCGTCGGGCTGATGGTGGACGATATGCTCCGGGAGTGGTACAGCCTCAAGAGCGCCACACCGGAGCAGAGCAAGGCCATCCAGAATGTGGAGCGTGCCACCAAGCTGCGCGACCGTATCAGCACCGGCCTCAAGTGGGGGCGGCTGTACGGCGGCGCGGCAGGCATTATCCTTGTGGACGGGCAGGAGGACTTGTCCAAGCCCCTCGACACAGACGCCATCCTGCCGGGCAGTTTTCGCGGCCTGTACATCCTCGACCGCTGGCAGGGCATCAGCCCGGACGCCGCGCTGACGTTTGAGGGCGGCGAGCTGGTGCCTGCATCTTACAGCATCTCCGACGCCGCCGGGCATACTGCTGCCCGGGTGCATCACTCCCGGCTGGTACGCTTTACTGGCCGCGAGCTGCCCGACCTTGAGCGGCAGGCAGAGCTGTACTGGGGCGAATCCGAAGTGGAAGCCCTGTACAAAGACGTCGTTGCCCACGACAATGTGTCAGCCAACATGGCCGCGCTGACCTTCCAAGCAAACATCAACACGATGGAGGTCAAAGGTCTGGAACAGCTGCTTTCCCTGTCCAGCCCGGATGTGCAGAAGCGCTTCTGGAACACGATGCAGGCACAAAGCGTCCTGCGCTCCAACTTCGGCGTTCAGCTGGTGGAGCAGGGAAACAAGATGACCAACACGCAGTACACTTTCACCGGCCTCCAAGAGGTGTACGAGAGTATGTGCCTCAACCTCTGCGGTGCAAGCCATTACCCTATGACCAAGCTGTTTGGCCGCTCCCCTGCCGGGATGAACGCCACCGGCGAGAGCGATTTGAAAAACTACTACGACTATGTGGACACCCTGCGGGAGAGCAAGCTCCGGCCCATTCTGGACAAGATTCTCCCCGTGGCGGCACGCAGCGCTGGAATTGAGGCGCTGGACTTGGAAGTTTCCTTCCCGCCCCTCTGGACGCCCACTGCCAGCGAGACGGCCAGCATCGCCAAGCAGAAGACCGAGGTCATCGTCTCGACGTTCCAAGCCGGTCTGCTGGATGCCGACATTGCCATGCGGGAGCTGAAAAAGCTGGAAGACGAGACCGGACTCTTCGGCTCCCTCACCGACCAGCTCATTGCCGCCGCAAAGGGCAAGACCTATCAGGACGTCACCGCTATGCGCGACCCGCTGGCGGGGCTGCTGGACACTCCCGCACCGGACAGCGCAGGTGTTCCCACCGGCGACGCGCTGACGCAGGATTTCAACCCCTATCATGATTCTTCCAACGGACGCTTTACAAGCAAAGGCGGCGGCGGTACAATAGGAAAAACGAAGTACGCGCCCTCTCCCCAGCGCGGCAAGAGCAAAATCCAGCTCAAGCCCAAGACTTACGCCCGGCTCACCGGCGTGCTGAACACGCGGTATCCGGGATTGAAAGAGGGAGAGGTTCGCTTCATCCAAAGCTCAAATCGACAGTATAAAGTCAAAGCTGACGGATACGGTGGAATGAGCGTTCTTGAGATTCACAAAATAAAGTGAGGTATCCTATGGAAGAAGAACTTCGCAAATTCTTATCCCGCTATTTGGGGCAGGGTGAGTTGAAGAAAGACCACGTTCAGCAGGACGATATTGATATGCTTGTATTTGCCGCTGTTGATGATGGCGTCGAACAAGATATTATCGATTACGGCACAAAACATCCCGATGAACCGTTCTGGGAGCTTCTGAAATTGACAACCGGCACCGGCCCTCATTCGATGACGCAGGAAGAAATCGACGCCGAGCCTGACGAATAACCCACACACCACGATGTATCTGCACCGTGGTTTTCTTTTGCCCATTTTTCGGAGAATATCATGGAAAAAGCTCTCACTCTTTACCTGACCATAAAATCCGCCGCACTTGCAGCGTTGATAGTTGGATTTGCCATATACCTGCTTGTATGCGCAGTTCTGATTATCAAAGATTACTTCGACCGGAGGTAAACGCTTATGCCTTACCTTGCCCGTGCGTCCCCCGAGCGGGAGCTTGCACGCCTCATCCGGCTCTACTTAAAGGCCGAGACAGACATTATCAACGAAATCGGACGCCTGCGCAGTCAGGGGCTGGTGGATTACCACGCTGTCGCCGCGCTGGAACGAGTGCAGGCGATTCTCCGTCAGCTGGAAAGCGACGAGTGGGAATATGTGCCGAGGCTTGTGGAATCGCACTTCTATGTGTATCACCCCGAAGCCCGCGCTGTCTCCGGCGAGAGCATCGAGAAGCACCGCGCAGCCTACCTCAACGCGCAGGCGCTCACCAGCACGCAGACCGACATTGTTCAGCGGCTCACCATGAACTTGATGGGCCAGCTGGTTGACGGCAATGTGACGGTGTTTGCCGGTCTGCAAAGCGCTCTGCTTGGCCGCGTAGAGCCGGATGTTTACCGCCGGGTGGGCCTCGAACAGGTGGCCGCACAGCAGGCCGTGGGCAGAAGCATCAACCAAAGCGTGCCTGCCTTTGTGGAGGCGCTGCACCGGGAGGGCGTCACAGCCTTTACCGATGCCGCAGGCCGGAAATGGAGCCTGCACACCTATGCCACAATGGTTTCCCGCACTACCTCACGGCAGGCCGAAATCCTGTCCGTGGTAACGCAGGACGCCGGGCAGGACTTATATCAAATCAGCGCCCACGGCACCACCTGCCGCCTCTGCGCCCCTTACGAAGGGCGCGTCTACAGCAAGAGCGGCACCAGCCCCGATTTTCCGCCCCTGTCCGATGCTTTTGGCAAAATCGATGCCGCCGGGCCGAACGACCTCACCAACAGCTGGCTCAACATCCACCCCAACTGCCTGCACGCCCTCCGCGCATGGACGCCCGCAGGCCGCACCCCGGAGGAAATCGAGCGCATCAAGCGCTTTTCCAACCCAAAGCTCAACCCCTACAGCCGCGACCCCCGCACCAAAGCTCAAATCGAGGCTTACCGCAAAAAGGAGCAGGGGCGCGCAAAGTGGCTGAGGGAATACCGCCAGTGGCAGCGCTACCGCGCCGCACTGGGCAACGAAGTACCCAAGACCTTCGCCACCTTTCAGAAGCACAAGCAGGCCGGAAGCGAGAAATATCAGCGATGGCTCCGCGCTTACCGGAACCGTCAAACCTAAACCGAGCACGATGCAGATGCACCGTGCTTTTCTTTTGCCCATTTTTCAGGAGGTGGTGTCCCTTGATTGCCTATTACGGCAGCAAAATCAGCAAACACATGACCCAGACACCCGAGGGCTTTCTCATCTGCCGGGACGTGCCGATTGCACGCATCGGCACGCAGGATTATTTAGCCCGGGAACTGGGTCTGGACGGCGAGCCTGACCGGCCTGTGACGGTAGAGCGCCGCCCGGAGGACGTCTTCGACCCTGCGGCCATTGCCAGCTTTGAGGGCAAAGACGTCACCTACACCCATCCGCCCGAGATGCTGGCGGCTGGCAACCAGAGCGCCTATTCCAAAGGCCACGCCGAGAACGTGCGCCGGGAGGGCGATTTTCTGGTGGCCGATTTACATCTCAAAGACCCCACTCTCATTTCCGAGGTGCGGAACGGCATCCTACGGGAGGTGTCCTGCGGTTATCTCTGCGACTACACCCCCAGCGGGGCTGGATACCGCCAGGCCAACATTCGCGGCAACCACATCGCCATCGTGCCAAGAGGGCGCGCCGGTCATGATGTTGCAATAAAAGACAGCGCCGCCGGGCTTCCGGCGGAGAAAGGAAAGGTAAAACACATGGATATGAAAGAAGCTCTGCTTTCCCTGTTCGGTCGGGCGGCCAAGGACGCAACCCCTGAACAGCTGGACAACCTGGTAGAGACCGCAGCCGCAGCGCTGGACGCCGACCCCGCCACACCGGCGCAGGAGGCAGCACCCGCTGAGGACAATGCCCCTCCCCCGGCAGACAACCAGAACAACGCCCTTCTCACCGCCCTGAACAATATCTCCACCAAGCTCGACAAGCTGCTGGCCGGGAAAGAAGCGCCTGCCGCCGATGAGGGCAATGCTCTCGACAAGGCTATCTCGGAGCTGTCCAGCGAGGGCGGCGAGAAAGAGACTGCGGATGCTGCTGCACCGGCTGTCAGCGTCAAAATCGACGACAGCGGTTTGTCCCTGTTGAAAGCCATGCGCCCGCTCATCAACGGCGTGCAGGACAAAGCCACCCGCGATGCCCTCTCCAAGACCCTTATCGAGCAGGTCAAGGGCCAGAGCGCCGTGGAGGCCATTGCCCACGCCGCACAGGATGCCGCTGCTGCCGCCGCGAGCACTTCCGGCAAAAACAGATACGAGCAGCTGTGCGAGGCTTCCCAGAACGCCTACGACAGCCGCAACCCCCACATGAAGAAGGAGGTCTGATTATGTCCCTCAACACTCAGGTCATCGGCAAGACCATGCCGCACGGCTTCGCCGGTTCCTATGCCCGCCAGCCCGATATGATTGTCAACACCCGCCCGGTGGGCGGTAAGACCAGCATTTCCTTCGGCACTGCGCTCATGTATGAGGGCGGCAAAGTCGTCGTCATGAGCGGCACCGGCACCACCGCCGCAAAGTTTGTCGGTGTGGCAGGCAGCGAAATCAAGAGCGCTCTGTCCTACACCGAGCAGAACACCGGCGTCTACGCGCTCGGCGATGCTTGTAGCGTGTTCCAGCGCGGCAGCATCAACGTGCTGTGCCAGCGCGGTACGCCTGCCCTCGGCGGCGATGTTTACGTCCGCATTGCGGCCACTGCTGATTATCCCGCCGCCGTTGTGGGCGGCTTTGAGGCCGCTGCCGACGACAAGGCCGCAGGCAATTCCATCAAACTTCCCAACTGCCAGTGGGGCGGCGCAGCGGACACGAACGGCGTGGCCGAGCTGGTCATCCTCACCCGTGCAAACGCTTAACAGGAGGTCGAATCTATGGCAAATTTCCAGAACGTCGGCACCACCAATGCCGGTACTTTTACCCTTAACGGCTCTGCGCAGGGCATTGCGCCCTCCGGCGTCCCCATGATGGACGCTGCCGCCATCCAGAGCGGCAACGCTTTCCTGACCAGTGAGCTGGAAAAGCGCGATACCCTCATCCGCAAGCCGCTGACCAGCGTGACCTACCCCCGCGATATTCCCATCAAGGTCGGCGGCGGCTGGGTCGATTACGTCTCGGCTATGTCCGTCGCCTACGGCATGACGAACGGTTCCGGCGCATCCACCGTGACCGGCGGCGGTGCCAACGGCGTACCTCTCGTGCAGGCATCCGTCAGCAAGGGCGCATTCAAAGCCCACGTCTTCGCCGCTGCCCTGCGCGTCACGTTTCAGGATATGCAGCGTGCAAACGGCATTGGCCGCAGCCTCGACCAGCTGCTTCAGGAGGGCATTCGCCTGACCTACGACAAGCACATGGATGCCAACGTCTACGTCGGCTTTGAGGAATACGGCACCACCGGTCTGGTCAATAACGCCGATGTTGTCGAGACTTCGGCTGCTGCTTCCGGCACCGGCGGCTCCACCAAGTGGGCAGATAAGACCCCGAAGCAGATTCTCGAAGACGTGAACAACGCCATCACCGCCGTCTGGGCCGCAGGCGAGTATGACGAGGATGCCATTCCCAACCACATCCTCATTCCCTACGAGCAGTACAGCTACATCACCACCGCGATGCTCAGCGATTTGGGTACTGAGACCATTTATGACTTCCTGAAAAAGCACAACGTGGCCGCAAACCACAGCATCGATTTGGTCATCACCCCCACCCGCTGGGTCAAGGGCACTGGCACTTCCGGCGGCGACCGCATGGTGGTCTATGTCAACAAAGAACGCTTCCTCAAGATGGACGAGCTGGTGCCGCTTTCCCGCATCATGAGCGCACCCAACGTCACCAACATCTGTTACGACACCGCCTATATGGCCAACATTTCCGAACCCCAGCTGATGTACAGCAACACTGTGCTGTATGTGGACGGCATCTAAGAAAGGAGCGTTTCTATGTTTGTTCTTGCCAAGCGGAACATCATCATTCCCAGCAATATCTCCGGCACCCCGGCTCTTGCCCTGAACAAGGACTGCTTTGCAGAGGTTCCCGAGTGGGCCGAGCACAGCGCCTATTTTCAGGCTCTCGTGAATGACGGCAAGCTCATCGTTACCGATTCCAGCGACAAAGCCACACAGGCCGCCGCCGACAAAAAGCTCAAGCCCCGGCGCACCAAGGCAGACGAAGCCGCCGAAAAAGCGGCAAATGCCGCCCCGGAGTCCTGATATGTGCGGCGCACAGTTTTTTGGCATCCGGGCGCAGGCCGCAGACCTCGGCCAGAGCGTCGGCAGTTACACCGCCGAGCAGTTCAAGGCCGAGTATCCGCAGTTCTGCGATGCTGACGGAAAGTGTTTTCTGCCGGACGCACAGCTTGAAGAACTGGTGAAGATGGCAAATGCCAGCATCCAGCCGGACAAATGGCTCGACAGCTGGCATTACGCCGCCGGGCTGTATGTCGCCCATTACGCGACCCTCTTTCTGCGCACCTATACCGAAAGCTCTCCGAATGCCGCACAGGCTGCGGCCTCCGGTGCTCTCGTGGGCGTGGTGAAGTCGGCCACACTGGGCGACAGCTCTGTGACCTACGACACCGCCGCCCTGACGGCAGGCACCGAGAGCTGGGGCGATTGGAACGCCACTACTTACGGCCAGATGCTGGCCAACCGGGCAAAGCTCATCGGCGCGGCAGGCTCTTATGTGATTTGAGGTGATGCAGATGAACTGGAACGACTGGTACACCGACACGATGGACGTCTTTCGCAATGTCCCGATTAAAACTGGCAGTCTGACCCGGATGGAGCGCCAGCAGGTGCACACCGGCATCCCCTGCCGCATTTACACCGTACAGCCCAAAGGCCCGGCCATGAGTCAGACCGCCGCCAGCGTCTCCCAGATAGACAAGCTGGCCTGCGCTCTTGACTCAGAGATTCATGCCGGTGACGAGCTGCTTATTCATCGCGGCGCAAGGCTGGGCAAGAGCTTCCGGGAGTCCCGGTATTTTGCCGGAGAGCCTGCGCTCTATCCTGAGCCGTTCGGCGCGGTGCTGCCGGGTCTGGCGCATCAGGAGATTCCACTTTTGAAGCAGGAGCTTGTGAAATGACACTGGACGAACACATCCATCAGCTGGAAGCGCTGCAAGCAGCCCTGCCCGGAATGCTGTCTGATACAGCAAAGAACGCCACTCTTCGGGCCGTCGAGGCGGCGCAGGACAAAACGCCGCCCACGGCAGACAGCCTCAGCGGCACAAACACCCGAACCGGTGAGCTGAAACAGCATTGGGCAACGGACAGCAAAACGCAGCCAACCTTACAGGGCGGGCAGTATGTCACCGAGCTGAACAATGACAAGGAATATGCTTCTTACGTCAACGACGGCCATCGGATGGACAAGCATTTCGTCCCCGGTCTGTACCTCAACGAAGCTTCCGGTCTGTTGGAGTATGACCCCGGCAAGCGCGGCGAAGTCGGCATGATGGTCGGCACCAAGACGAAATACGTTGAGGGACTGCACATGACCGACGCCGCCGCAGAGACTTACAAACAGACCATTGAGACCGAAGCCGAAGCGCTCTGCAAACGCATCGAGGAGGCGCTGAAATGAATTTCACCCTGACTACCCTTGCCGCCTCGCTGGCAGCTTATCTTGAGCCGGTGCTTCCCGGCGTCCAGATGCTGGAAGACCCCGCACAGCAGGGTGTACAGCCGCCGTGTATGTTCATCCAGCAGAGGGGCAAAGGCCGTATCACTGCCCTGCCCGGCGGACATTTCCAGCGCAACATCCCGCTGGATTTGACCTATCTGCTGGATTACAACCTGCCCGATTTGCGGCAGAAGTACAACGCCGCCGCAGAAGCTCTCGACTTCTGCATGGACACGTTTCCCTACTCCGACGACACCGGCCAGACCGCACTGCTGCGTGCCTACGAGCGCAGCACCGACATTGATGACGAAGGTCTGCACTACAAATTTGAGCTGCGCATTTTTGTGGAAAAGCCCGTGGAAACAGTGAAAATGCAGACCCAGACTGTGAATCAGAAGGTGGATACATGAAAAAAGAAGAACCCCGGTACAGCCGCGCTGTACTGCTGAAAGACCCCCGTTTTGCGGGCTACCAGCAGGATTTTCTCGCGGCTGTCCTCAACAAACCGTTTTACACCCTCGCGGAGGCCGAAGCCGCCGTGAAGGATTTCTGGAAGGAGTGATTTTATGGCAGCAGGAGGGACTTTTACCGTCCAGAACAAGACCCGTCCCGGCATCTATTTCCGCTTCCGCTCGAAGAACGGGCAGAGCCTGACCATCGGCGACCGTGGTGTTGCCGCCATCCCGGAGCCTCTGAGCTGGGGGCCGACGGCACAAATCATGGAACTGGATGCTGGTGCTGACACTACGCCCTATATCGGCTATGACCTCACCGCCCCGCAGGCACGTTTTCTGAACGAGATTTTCAAGGGAAGCAACCGCACGGCACCGCCCCGCAAGGTACTGCTGTATCGCCTGTCGGCCAGTGGTGCCGCAAAGGCATCTGCTCTCATCGAGCCGCTGACGGCCACAGCAAAATATACCGGCGTGCGCGGCAACGATATTACCATCATCGTGACGGCGCTCTCTTCGCCGGAGGATGCTTTCGAGGTGTCCACCGTGGTGGATGGCGAAGTCAAGGACACGCAGACTGCCCAGATTGTGGCAGACCTCGCTGCCAATGACTGGGTGGAGTGGAGCGGCACCGGCAAACTGACCGCGACCATCGGCGCGGCGTTGACTGGCGGCGCAGATGGTACGGTGGCGGCTTCCGCTTACAGTGCGTTTGTCACCGCCATCGAACCTTACAAATTCGACTCTCTGATTTATGACGGCACCGACAGCACTGTGCGGGATGCTCTGGAACGCTTTATCAAGCGCGTCAACACCGAAACCGGCATCTTCTGCCAGTTGGTGGAATCCGGCGCATCCAGCCCGGACAGCCGTTTCATCATCAACGTGGGCAACGGCGTCGTCCTGAATGACGGCACGACTCTCACGCCTGCGCAGAGCTGCTGGTGGGCAGGCGGCACGGCTTCCGGCGCGACCTACGCCGAAGATTTGACCAACGCGGTCTATCCCGGTGCCGTAGACGTCTCGCCCCGGCTGACCCACAGCCAGTATGTGGACGCCATCAACAAAGGACAATTTGTGTTCAACGTGGATGATGGCACTGTCCGGGTCGAGTACGACCTTGATTCCCTCATCACCTACACTTCGGACATCAGCGAGGTGTACCGCTACAACCGCACCATGCGGCTGTGCAACACCATCGCCAATGATTTGAGCGCCCTGTTTGCCCAGAGCTATATGGGCATCGTGGACAACACCGAAGACGGACGCCGCCAGTACAAGAGCGCCATCGTGAAGTATATGACCCAGCTTCAGGATTCCGGCGGCATCCAGAATTTCAACGCTGAGACGGATGTTATCGTCGAGAAGGGCGAGGCCAAGGACGCAGTGCTCATCACGCTGGCGATTGAAGCTGTAGGCAGCACCAACAAGATTTACATCACGATGGAAGTTTCGTAAGGAGGCGGACGGATGAGTTATTTACTGGCTCAGGACACCTTGAACGGTGCAGAGGGCAAAATCACCATCACCAAAGGCGGACACATTCTGGAAGTCTGCGGCATGAAGAACATCAAGACCGTTGCGAGCATCCAGAGCAGCGACATGAAGACCATCGGCACCCGAAAGATTCAGTCCAAGACCAACGGCGTCAAGCAGACCGGCACCGGCAAGGTCTATTTCGGCTCCAACAGCTCCAACCTGTTCACCGACATGGTGCTCAATTACATCAACAACGGCGTGCAGGATGTTTTCGATATTACCATCACCAACGAAGACCCCGCCTCCAGCGTGGGCGCACAGGTGATGGGATATTACGGCTGCGTCCTCACCGGCGACATTCCGCTTTCCATCCTTGACGATGAAGAGGCCATGCTGAACTACGATTTCAATTTCAGCTACACCAACGTCAAGCGTCTGGAAGCATTCAACGACCCTGCCAACCTTGGCAGCTAATTTCAGGAGGTAATTATTTATGAGCGCATTTTCTGCTTTTCTGCATCCCACCGTGACCAAAGAGGAAAAGGAAATCGTCATTTCCAAGCGTTTCGTCGATGAAAAGGGCAATCCCAAACCCTTCCGCATCCGCGCTCTGACGCAGGAGGAAAACGCCGCCTGTAACAAGGCCGCGACCCGGAGCATCAAGGTGAACGGGATGTATCAGGAAAAGTACAGCCAGCCCGAATATGCCAGCCGCATCGTCGTGGCCGGAACCGTCGAACCCGACTTCACCAGTGCCGAGGTGTGCAACCATTTCGGCACCAAAGACCCGGTCGCCGTCCCCGGCAAGATGCTTTTTGCAGGCGAGTTTGCCAAGCTGTCCAACGCCATTCTGAAGCTGTCCGGCTTTGAAGAGAACCTCGACGACGAAGCAAAAAACTGATTGCGGGAGACCACTGGGATGCCGAAACACTGGTGGCTTTTTACTGTTTCGACAATCTCGGCTGGACTCCGGGAAAATACGACGCCCTGCCTGAGCGGGAAAAGGCTCTGGTGCGGCAGTTTGCTCTGCACGCTATGACAAAGCGGGATGAAGCAACCCGGAAAGCGAAGGAAGGGGTGAAGTAATCAGATGGGGAAAATACATGAAACTCTCGAGCTGACCGACCGATTTTCTTCCACTTTGGAACGCTATTTGCAGCTGACACAGCAGGCCTCCGGTCAAACCCAAATCCTGCAAGCCGCAGCCCAAGGCTACAGCACCTCGGTGCAGGCCGATTCCGCCCTCATGGCGCAGGCCGCACAGGCGGCATCTGTCCAGCAGCAGACGGCGGTGCAAGAAGCTGCCGTCTCGGCACAGCAGAATGCCGCTGCCCAAGCACAGGCCGCTCAGGAAACTATAACCGCACAGCAACAGGCCGCAAATGCTGTCCAGCAGCACAGTCAAGCGCTGAAAGCCGCCGAGGCCGCTGCGAGGAACTATCAGTCCGGGCTGAACAGCGTAGAGCGTCAGCTCATCGCGGCCAATGCACGCTTTGACGAAATGTTTTCACAGGAGCAGGCGCTTATTTCTGCCGGACAGCAGACTACTACTGCTTTTAAGAAACTGGACGCCCAGCTCGACAAACAGGGTTCCAGCGTCCGCATCCTCGAGGCACAGCAGGCCACGCTGACCCAGAGACTCAACGACTCTACAGCGGCGATTCAGCGGGAGACAGCCGCCCTTGCAGCTGCTCAAGCCGCCCAGACACAAACTGCTCAGGCAGCAACCACCGCAGCCTCTGCCGCACAAGGGCAGGCATCCGCACACCACAATGCCGCCGAAGCCGCTGAACAAGCCGCGACCGCCGCAAGGAACGCCGCCAGCGGCAACCAAGCATTCAAGGACAGCAGTGACCTCGCGGCCAAATCGGCAAACGCGCTGACGCAAGAGCTGAAACATCTTGTCGGCGGCTATCTGAGCATCCAGACCGCTAAAAAAGCGGTCGATTTGTCCGATACTCTCGTTTCCGCCCGCACCCGGCTCGACCAGATGAACGACGGCCTGCAAACCACCGCAGAGCTGGAAAGCATGATATTCCAAGCGGCGCAGCGCTCCCGTGGCAATTTCGTGGACACGCTGGGGCTTGTCTCCCAGCTTGGCACGATGGCTGGCAGCGCGTTCGACAGCACGCAGGAAGTCGTTTTGTTTGCCGAGCAGCTGAACAAACAGCTGCCACGTTCCGGTGCATCCGGCACGGCAGCGCAGGCCGCTATCCTTCAGCTGGAACAAGGCCTTGCTTCCGGTGTGCTGCGGGGCGACGAGCTGAACAGCGTGATGGAGCAGACGCCCGCACTCGCCAAAGCCATCGCCGACTATATGCAAGTCAGTGTCGGCGAGCTGCGCAATATGGGTTCTGAGGGCAGAATCACCGCCGCCATCGTAAAGAATGCCCTCTTCTCCGCCGCCGAGGAAACAAATGCCGCATTTGAAAAAACGCCCATAACGTGGGCGCAGGTCTGGACGCTGGCGACCAATACAGCAGTTCTGGGGCTGAATCCGCTGCTGAGCGGCATCAACTGGGTGGCGAATAATCTGCAAACCATCGTTCCTGTCGTATTAAGCGTTGGAGCGGCGTTTGTCGTGTTTCAGACGCTGACAAACTTAACGCAGGCGTGGACTACAGCCATTACCCTTGCACGCGGTGCGTTGATGCTTTTGAGTCCGAAGGGGCTTGCTATCGCTGCGATTGCGGGCATCATCTACGCTGGTGCAGGCGCTTTTATGGATTTCGCGGAAACAGGCACAAATGCCGCTGGTATCGTCGTCGGTACGTTCTACGCACTGGGTGCATGGCTCTACAACTCGTTCATCGTTCCGCTTTGGAGTATGTTCGCCGCCGCGGGCAACTTCATACGAAATGTGTTCAATGACCCTGTATCTTCTATCGAATTTTTGTTCTTCGATATGGAGATTGCCGTCCTGAAAGTATTCAAAAATATTGCCGATGGCGCAGGCCGATTGATAGGTTTGATTCCCGGGTTGGAAAACAATTTCGCCACAAACTTTGCAAACTATCTCGACGGAAAGATTACGCAAACATCCCGCGACCTTCGCCAAGCAAAATGGGAAAGCGGCTATACAAATTATTATAAGGCCCCCAAAGCGATGAATATCGACAAAGCCTATGCTGCGGGATTTAATGTCGGCTCCAACCTTGACCTTAGCAGCATACTCGGCATCGCTTCTGGCGCAGGGAGCGTCCAAGTCCCACAAGCTGCCGACATTACCGACCTGCTTTCCAACATCGACAAAAGCACCAGCAAGATTTCCAAGACCGTCGATTTGTCGGATGAACAGATAAAGATGCTGGTGGACGTGGCCGAGCGCAAATACGTCAACAACATTAACCTGACCTCGCAGACCCCCACGATAACCATCTACGGCCAGAACACCGGCAATACCGAAGAGGATTCCCGCAACGTCGCAGACGTTATCCGCGATACCCTTGTGGAACTGCTCGACGCTGGCAGCACTGTCACTGTGCCGTAAAGGAGAATCAAATGCCAAAATACAAACTTTATTTTTCCCGCGACTCCACCGTTCTGGCGCTGCCCGTCAACCCGGAGAAACTGCCGGAAACGATTTCCGCCGACAACGGCAAATACAACGTGCTGGGCCTTGGCCCCATCATGCAGCCGCGCACGCCCGATTTGCGCACAGTCTCGATTTCCGGGCTGCTGCCGGGCAGGCCGCTCCCGGGGCAGACCGGGGTTCATCTGGCTCCGGCTGTGTACATGGATTTCTTCATCACCGCGATGGAGAAGAAACTGCCCATCGTTTACACGCCCGTCCGCTTCTACGAAAACGGACTCCCCTTTCTGGGGCCGAGTCTGGGCTTTCCCTGTCTGGTCACAAGCTTCAAGACGGAAGAGCGCGGCGGCGAGACCGGTGACTTCTATTTTGATATGAGCATTTCGGAGTACCGCGATTTCTCCCCGCAGAGAGCCGTGGTGCAGGGCGAGGGGCAGACCGGCACCTTCACCCCTGCCAGTGCGGAGGACGCCAGCGAAAGCGCCTCTTCCCGGGCGGTTGCTGTAGCTGCTGCCAGCGCGGCGGCTTCTGCCGTCGGCACAACCCGGCTTGCCCTGACACCGACCCGAAGCACTCCCGTCAACCGGCTGATTGTAGGTTCCCGCCGGAAAGCCAGCGGCACTTATTCCGCATCCAGCGATGGTGCAGAGCCTTTGGGCAGTATCCACGGCCAGCTTGTCACCGTCCGGCGCATCGTCAGCCACAGCAAGCCCTGTCCGGTCTGCGTGGCGGATACCGGCGGCGAGATTCTGGGCTGGATGGCCGAAGCCAGCTTGCAGGAGGCCGACGGATGAGCTACGAACTGCTTGTGGGACGCAAGACGCCCGGCGACACCCTGAACCTGACCAACTGCACCTCGCAGGTTGTCTGGACGTCCCAGCGCACCGGCCAGCCGGGCAAACTGACCTTCACCTATCTGCGCACCCCGGAATCGAAACTCGAAGAGGGCGACGTCGTGCGTTTCTCGGTAAACGGCCAGCTCCAATTTTTCGGCTGGGTCTTCAAGCGCGGCTTTGACCGCTGGGGGCCGGTGGACGTCGTCTGCTACGACCGGCTGCGCTACCTCAAGGCAAACGCCAGCTATTCGTTTTACGCCCAGAGCGCCGCAGATATTATTCGACAAATCGCCGAAGATTTTGAGCTGGATGTGGGAGAGCTGGCCGACACTGGCTACAAACTCCCCTCTCTCATCATGCAGGACAAGAGCGGCATCGATATTATCAATACCGCTCTTCAAAAAACACTGCTCAACACCGGCAAGGTTTTCGTCTTCTACGATTCCGGCGACGGACTCGCCCTGAAGGAAGCCAAAGACCTGAAAACGGATATTGTCATCGGCGATTGCAGCCTTATGACCAACTACACCTTTGATTCCTCCATCGACTCCCAGACCTACAACAGCGTCAAAATCGTCCGCCCCAACAAAGAGACCGGCAAGGCTGACGTTTTTATCATGAAGGACTCGGAGACTATCGGGAAGTGGGGCTTGCTGCAGCTCTACCAGAAGGTAGATGAAGCCGCCAACGATGCCCAGTGCCAAGAACAGGCGCGTGTGAGCCTCGAGTATTACGACCGGGTGCTACAGCAGCTGAAGTTTTCCTCGCTTGGCATTCCCGGCCTGCGGGCAGGTGCACTGCTTCTGGTCAACCTGTCCGATTTGGACGGTGAGCCTTTCAAAAAATACGTCATGCTGGAAAAGGTGGAACACACCTTCAAAAACGACGAACACACGATGGAGCTGGAAGCCAAAGCTTTGTAAAGGAGGAATAAGCCACGAACCTTTTGGAAGTATTGCAGGAAATCACCCGCCGGACTCGTGATGCAGACCAGCCCACAGATTTGCAAATCGGCACCGTGGTACGCGCTCCGCCCGATGGGGAGCTTGAAATCCGCATCAGTGAGGCAATGGCGCCCTTAAAAAGTGCTGTTCTCTATCTCACGGAGTCCGTGATTGAAAAGAAGATTCCCGTGCTGAAGCACCGGCACAAATTCCCGCACACCCATGCTGGCATCCACGGCCCCACTCAGCCGCCGCTCCCGAACGAATACACGGAATATTCCACTCTTTCCGAAGGTGCGGATGGTGACGTCCAGAGCGAGGACATAAAAGGCTGGGAAGACGGCAAGGTTCTTCCGTTGAGCGAAGATGGAAAGTACATCATCCTGAACCGCGCTCTGGAAGTCGGCGATAAGGTGCTGCTGCTCCGCGTCCAGAGCGGGCAAAAATTCATTGTGCTGTCACGGGTATTTGGAGGTGACGAATAAATGGCTGTTCTCCCTACAGGCGGAAGCATCGACCTCTCCGGCGGTGTCGAGTATGTCTCTCAGCCCTCAAAAACATGGCGCATCGACTCCGCGAGCTACCGTCTCGTCGGCACCTGCGAGGGTTATGAGGCTGTCCGGCAGGCCGTCCATATCATTCTGAATGTGGAGCGCTACCGCTGGCAAATCTTTCAGTCTACCAGCGGCATGGAATGGGAGGGACTGCTGGGGCAGGACGCAGGTTTTGTGGCCGCAGAGCTTCAGCGCCGCCTTACTGAGGCGCTGAAAATGGACGACCGCGTGACTGGTGTCGAAAATTTCACCTACAGCATCCAAGACCAGAGTTTGTCCGCATCTTTTACGGTTTCCACCATTTATGGCGGCGTTGAGGCCAGCACAGAGGTGAACATTTCATGATAGATTTTTCCAACGCACAATATCGGTCGATTCTCGCTTATATGCTCTCTCAGATTTCGGACGACTACGACAAGCGGGATACCAGCCCCATTCCGACCGCTGTTTCCCCTGCTGCTTATGTGTTCGAGGGATTTTTCATCTCCCTGAACATGGTGCAGCGGCAGGCATTCTTTCAGACGGCCACCGGCGAATCGCTGGACTTGCTTGCCCCGCTGGCAAGCGTCAGCCGCAAGCAGGCCACCGCCGCTATCCGCAAAGGCGAGTTTGATACCGCCATCCCCATCGGGAGCCGCTTTTCTACCATCAACGGCTCCGACAGCATCAACTTTATTGCTGTTTCCGCACTGGGCGCAGGCCACACTTACCGCTTGCAGGCCGAAACGCCCGGCAGCATCGGCAATGCATACTCCGGCCCCATCCTTCCCATCGACACCATCCAAGGGCTTTCTTCTGCCCGCATCTCCGACATTCTCGTTCCGGGCGACGACACCGAGACGGATGCCGAGCTTCGCGCCCGCATCCTCGCCGCACTCAACAGCCGCGCATTCGGCGGCAACGTAGCCCAGTATGTGGAGGAAATCGAAAAGCTGGATGGTGTGGGGGCAGTGCAGGTCTATCCCACATGGAAGGGCGGCGGCACTGTCCTTTGCTCTGTGCTGGGCGCAGACTGGCTTCCGGCTTCTTCTGACCTCGTGCAGACCATCCAGAATGCCATTGACCCGATTCCAAACTCCGGCCAGGGCCTGGGGCTTGCGCCTATCGGTGCCAAAGTGACCATTTCTGCCCCGGAAAAGCTCGAGGTGTCCGTCAGCGCCGCTGTAACGCTGTCGCCCGGCTATTCTCTGGAAACGGTGCAGAGCGCCGTCACGGCGTCTCTCGATTCCTATCTACTGAATGTCCGCAAAAGCTGGGCCGTAAATGTCAGCCAGATGGGCTTGGCTTACAGCGCCAGCGTGTACATCGCCCGTATCTCTGCCGCCATCATCATGGCCGAAGGTGTCATCAACGTGACCGATGTTCAGCTCAATGGTGCGCCGACTGATTTGTTTCTTACAGAAACCGGTGACTTACAGCAAATTCCAGTGACAGGGACGGTGATACTGCATGAAACCTGACCTTTCCTATGAACTGTTGGAGCTTCTGCCGCCTGTTTACCGGGAAATCGAAGATTACCAGCAGATTTGCGCGGCAGAGAAAGCGCAATTCCGCCAGCTGGCCGAGAGCATCCAGCTGGTGCAGAGCAACTTCTTTGTGCAGACGATGGACGAAGATTCCGTTTCCCGTTGGGAGCAGGTCTTTCATATCCAAGCATCGCCATCCACCGAGACGCTGAAATTTCGGCGTCAGCGCGTTCTTTCCCGTCTGCGCACCCGCCCGCCCTACACACTGGGTTTCCTGTATCAGCAGTTGGATGAGCTTATCGGTTCGGGGCAGTGGACGTGCGACGTCGATTATCCGGCCTATGCGCTGACCATCGGCGCAAACGCAGAAAAGCGGTCAAATCGGAGTGAATTGATGCATCTTGTCAACCAAATCAAGCCTGCACACGTTGCATTTCATCTCATCCTCTTCTTCGAGCCGGTTCGTCCTCCCGCCCACCTCGCCGCCGCGACCTGTTCCACGTCCATCCAGATGAGCGTTCGGATGCCCCGAATCGAAGTAAAGGCCAAGGAGGTGACACAAAAATGAGCTTGCAAAATTATATCTACACCGACGCCGGAGTAAGCCTGCTGTTGGCCGCTACCACCGGCAGCAGGCTCACCATTACAAAGGCCGTCAGCGGCACCGGGCTTGTAGACCCGGACGCACTGGCGTATCAAACGGACGTTTCCGGCGAGCAGCACACCTGCGAACTGCTGGGTATCACGGCCATCGGCGAGGGCAGTACCGCCGCCCGGAAAATCCCAGTGCGCATCACCGGCGCAGAGGCGTCGTATGTGCTGCACCAAGTCGGCCTGTATGGCCGGTCGGAAGATTCCGGGCAAGAAGTCCTTCTTATGCTGGCGCAGGATGAGCGCGGCGTGGAGGTGCCTGCCGCCGCCCAAGACTCTGAATTTGAAATTATCTTCAACGTCCTCATCGCCATTTCGAGAGATGCCAAAATCTCTCTGGCGCTTGATGCTGATATGCGCGGCCTCAAGCAGTTCATCCGGCAGGAGGTGCATGACAAATCAGCGCACGCGCTCACCGCCGACTTGATTATCCCCGCCGACGCATGGACGCTGGCGGACTCGGAGACAGAATGGAGTTACACTGCGCAGGTTGCAATCGAGGGCTGCACCGAAGAATACAGCCCACAGGTGACGGTGCTCAAAGAAAGTTTTCTTATTGCTCAGCGTGCAAGGCTCTGCCCGGTGGCGCAGACCACCGAAGGACTCTTGACACTCTGGGCGAAGAAGCTGCCCACCACGGCAATCCATATCGTGGTGCTGCTGGTTGCGCCAAGGTCGCAGGAGCCGCTGGATGACTGGGCAGATGACTCACCTTCCGGCGAAACTGCCGCATTGGGAAAAGCGATTCTTGGCCGGATGATTTTGGGAAAAGGAGAATGAAATGAACTACGCCAAACAGAATTTCGCGGACAGCATGGTGCTGACCGCCGCGCACCTCAACCACATGGAAGATGGCATCAAGGCGGCGGCAGATGCCATCAACGATTTGCCGTCGGATGGCGGCAGTGCTTCGCTCACCATCGGCAGCGTGACCACCGGTGACACCGCAGCGGCAAGCATCACGGACGGCAAGCTGAATCTGACTTTGCCGCGCGGCGAAAAGGGTGAAACGGGTGCTTCTGGCCCTGCCGGTGCGGCAGGCGCACAGGGGCCGAAGGGCGATAAAGGCGACACCGGTGCCACCGGCCCCAAAGGCGACAAGGGTGATACCGGCCCGCAGGGCGAACCGGGCAAAGATGGCTCGACCGACACACCGCCGACCTTCCGCCCGAGCAAGCTGGGCTGTGTGAGTTACGCCAGTGTCCCCGGCTGCGACTACGCACAAGTCATCATCTACGGCCAGAGCCTTGCATCCGGTACGGAAAGCCAAATCGCACTGACCACCGAGCCGCTGGACGGCGTATACATGGTTGGCAGCAGCGCCCACTGGTACAAAGCCGCGACCACCACCGGCCTGAACCCCTGCAAGAACGAGGGCTTTGAATCGCCGATTGTGGCGGCGGT